AAGAAATCATTTTAAACCAAAATCTTACACCCCGCAAAAACCTTAACTGGCTTACCCCTCTTGAGGCCTTTACCCAAAATATCCACCGTGTTGCACTTCAAACTTGAATTCAGCTGGTGTTTGTTTCAGATTGAACGGTGTTTAGCTCTGTTTCAATCTCTGGTGTTGATGGGCGTTCCCCTTCGTGCCTAGCCAAAACTCGAAGAACCCCTAGAAATACAGGTGGATCAAGAAGGCTTTCTGTTGGCTGGACACTAAGCCACCGCCATTTGTAACTATCGAATGGCTTAACAGGTATCATGCTCGCTTCCTTGATTTCTGTGGGGATAATTTAACCATCCGTTGCTCATTTATTCCCAGCATCAGGCCAATAGCCTTGCCAAGAAGTGGGGGAACGGCGTTGGCTATCTGCCTATAGGCAGATGTTTTTGCGCCGGAAAACACGAAATTATCTGGGAATGATTGAACGGCTGCTAGTTCCCGCGCTGTCATTCTCCGGTTGTTGTTAGGATGATGCAAAACGACAACCCCGCCTTTTTCATCGCCGCGCCCCGTAACTGTAGGGGCCGGCTGGTCTGGGTCAATGAATCTGTGACCCAAATGACCATTAAAGCGCAGCTTATATTGCGAGGCTTCATGGTTGGGAATGCGTTTGCCATTTATGGTATCTGGATCAGGGAAGTGCGCCAATGCTTCTCCAACTGTTAGCCATGGCTTCAGTTTCAATGCCTTTGCCAGTTCCGCATTAGCATGTGTGGGCTCCGGCGGAAAAAAAGTCCCGCTCAACACAAGGTCTTTCCTTATGCCAAAGATGATAAGACGCATGCGCTTTTGGGGAACCCCGTAATCTGCTGCATTGACGACTTTCCAATTCACATTGTATCCAGCCTTACCAAAATCTGTGATGATTTTTTCAAGTGCCGCGCCGCCCCCAAGCGAAGCAATGCCCTTGACGTTCTCACCAATGAAAAACTTTGGCTGTTTATCGTGTATGACACGTACCATCTCACGGTAAAGCTGGTTTCTGATGTCAGAAACATTGCGCTTCATGTTGGCAACGGAAAATCCTTGGCAAGGAAAACCTCCAACAATTGCATCACAGTCAGGAATGTCAGAAGAAGGTATATTCCTAATGTCACGCTCATCCACATGACAACCAATATTGTGGCGGTACGTTTGCGCGGCCTCGGCAAAAATGTCATTGGCCCATATGACTTCGTGGCCAGACTCGATAAGACCGAGATCAAGTCCACCGCACCCTGAAAACAGAGAAACGATCTTCATTATGCCGCCCTCCTAATCCTTGAGGCCTTGCTGAGATTATTACCTAGATGCAGAGCAAAGAGAACAGGAACAGCGTTCCCGACCTGTCGATAGCAGGAATTCATGGCCCCGATGAATTCAAAATCCAATGGGAAAGTTTGAATGATGGCTTGCTCCCGAATTGACATGCGCCTATGATTATTCGGGTGCTGAATGGCACACACCCCGCCGCCGCCATTACCTCTCGCAAGAATAGTTGGCGATGGCTTATCGGGATCAGTGGTTCTGTGGCCAGTGAAGTTGCGGTTCGTTACTTTATACCGTGAATAAATATGGTTGGGCAAACTGTGACAGCTCTCTGGTTCAGGGACGCCTTTCAAGGCCTCACCAATTGTTACCCACGGCTTAATAATACCTCGTGCTTTTTTAGGGTTAGCATGCGTTGGTGTGGGGTATGCGTAATTTTCATTGACGGGAAGGTCTTTCCTTGTGCCTGCAATAATTACGCGCCAGCGGTTTTGTGGAACGCCGAAGTCAGCAACATTGAATAATTGTGTCTGCACCCTGTATCCAGCGGAGGAAAAATCTTCCTCGATCTTCTGAATGGCTCTTCCGCTTGCAAGGCTAAGGATCCCTCTTACGTTTTCAGCCAAAAAGTATGCTGGTTGCTTGTCGCGGATGACTCTCAGGAATTCTAAATAAAGCCTATTCCTATCGTCCTCTTCAAAGCGTAGGCGGTTAGCTTGCGAAAACCCTTGGCAAGGAAATCCGCCTATAACGACATCACAGTCTGGGATGCTCGAAGAGAAAACGTCCTGAATGGGACTGTGAACAGCATGATTGCCAATGTTCTTGATGTAGGTCGAGACGGAATCTCCATCAATATCATTAGCCCATATGACTTCATGGCCCGCGTTGATAAAGCCAATGTCAAGGCCGCCACAGCCAGAGAAAAGAGACACTATTTTCATTTACGTTTCTTTCTTGCGGCGCGTTTTGTTCGCTGGAATGAGATTTTCTTCTGCTTGCTCCGTAACCCACTCCTTAAAGGTTAATCCCCTTTTTTTAAGGGCCGCGTAAATCTGCGCCTTAAAATCTGGCTTGACCTCTACCACGATACGATTGCTTTTTCCGACAGCCACTTTTGTTCCCCAAATGTTTTAATGAAAGATACGGCACATCACGTCACATAACAAGATTTTTTTCTCAAAGGGCAATTGCTCATCGTTTGGTATCTCATAAAAGTCACGCAGGTTAGATGTTTTGCATCAAACCTGACTAGGCCAACGCCAATGAGTGGGTGCAGGCAGTCAAGGCTTTTGTCTGCGTGGTGGTGCGGGCGCAGTGTAATGAGCCACGGCCCGCAGGCAAACCCATAGGGCTTGGGCCTTGATAGCTCAGGGCGGCCAGCGCAATCAAATAATTCCTTCCGCGCCTTCATTTGCCACACCCTCAATGAATACGGCTACCCCGCGAAGGATCGCTCTGGGCGGCTAGAAGTCATGGAAGAGCCGCATCTGGGTCGGCTCATGGAAAAAATCAAAGGCACCGTTCGCCCCGCCGCTGAACGGCTGACCCACACCATTCCCCAAAACACCGAAACGCAAGGAGCATAATTTATGAGCTGGAACGATTTTAACAATGCAGATGACCAGAACAGCTACGATCTGATCCCGAAAGGCACGCTGATTAAAGTGCGGATGACCATTAAGCCAGGTGGCTATGATGATCCGCAGAAAGGCTGGACTGGCGGATACGCCACCCGCAACACCACCAGTGGCTCGGTTTATCTCAACGCTGAATTTGTGGTGCTTGAAGGGCAATATGCCCGCCGCAAAATCTGGAGCCTGATTGGGCTGCACAGCGAAAAAGGTGAAGAATGGGCGAACATCGGCCGATCACTGATCAAGGGTATTCTCAACTCCGCCCGTGGCATTGGCAACAAGGATAATTCGCCTGCCGCGCAGAACGCACGCCGCATCAACGGCCTCGGCGATCTGGATGGGATTGAGTTCCTTGCGCGTGTTGACATGGAAAAAGACCAGAACGGCAATGACAAAAACGTCATCAAATACGCCGTAACCAGCGACAACAAGGAATATGCCGCATTGATGGGTCGTGGTGGTTATACCGCCGCACCAGCTGCTGCCGCATCGCCGGGCCAACCACCCAAACCAGCGGGCAATCTGCCTTCCTGGGCGCAATAAGGGGGTGACGGCATGTTGTTAAGACCAAGACAGAAAGAGCTTGTTACCAAAACGGTTGCAGCCCTGAAAGAGCATGGGAATACGCTGGCTGTTGCCCCGACGGGTGCAGGCAAAACAATTATGCTCTCTGCAGTGCTGGGTGACTTGTTCAAAGAAGATACCAGCCGAGCCTGTGTGCTGGCGCACCGCGATGAACTGACAGTTCAAAACCAGAGCAAGTTCAAGCGCGTGAATCCGCACCTTTCAACCTCGGTGTTCAACGCCACGATTAAGACATGGCACGGCGATGTGACCTTTGCCATGGTGCAGACCCTATCGCGGGAAAGCAACCTTGCCACCATGCCAGTGCTTGATGCGTTGGTGATTGATGAAGCGCACCATGCACTGGCTGACAGCTATCTGCGCGTCATTGAGCATGCTCAGAAAGCGAACCCGAATCTCAAGTTGCTGGGCATGACCGCTACGCCGAACCGTGGCGACAAGCTGGGCTTGCGTCCGATATTTAGCAACGTGGCGGATCAGATCACCGTTAAGGAATTGATCGCTTCTGGTCACCTCGTACCACCACGCACTTTCGTGATGGATGTGGGTGTGCGCGATGAACTGAGCAAAGTCCGCAAAACCGCTCTTGATTACGATATGGGCGCGGTTGCCAACATCATGAACACCGTGCCGATTAACGATGCGGTGGTAAAGCACTGGCAGGAAAAAGCCGGTGACCGCAAGACAGTCGTTTTCTGCTCCACCATTAAACATGCCCAGGATGTGGCTGCGAGTTTCAACGCTGCTGGCGTGCCTGCCGTGTTCGTGCATGGCGATATGTCGGAAACCGAGCGCAGCAACACACTTGAAGCCTACACATCAGGCGAAGCGCAGGTCATCCTAAATGTGGCGGTGTTGACCGAAGGCTGGGACTTCCCGCCCACTGCCTGCGTAGTGTTGCTGCGTCCAAGCTCTTACAAGTCCACCATGGTGCAGATGATTGGTCGCGGCCTTCGCACGATTGATCGCAATGAGCATCCAGGCGTGGTGAAAAAAGATTGCATCGTGCTGGATTTTGGCACGGCTAGCCTGATTCACGGATCACTGGAACAGGAAGTAGACCTCGACGATCGGCATAAAGACGACGAAGCCCCTTACAAGGATTGCCCTAAATGTCACGCTGCTGTGCCGATTGCCAGCAAGGAATGTGCGCTGTGCGGCTATGAGTGGCCGTTGGAGAAGGCAGCCAGCAAGACGTTAGGCAGCAACGATTTCGTGATGACGGAAATCGATCTGCTGAAGCGTTCCAGTTTCCTGTGGTGCGACCTGAATAATGATGACCGCTATTTTGTGGCAACGGGTTTCAATGCTTGGGCTGGCGTATTCCTTAAAGATGGTGACTGGCACGCCGTTGGTGGCCGCAAGAATGAGCCGCCTAAGCTACTGGCTTCGGGTGAACGCATTATGTGTTTCGCCTCGGCGGATGATTATCTCAATCTCTTTGAAAGCGAGGACACGGCTCACAAAACCCGTGCATGGCTGCACCAACCTGCAACGGAAAAACAGCTTCACTGGCTACCAGAGCACCGTAACGATTACGGCCTGACGCGCTATCGCGCCTCGGCACTGATGACCATGCGCTTTAACCAGCAGGCTATTCAGCACGCGATTCGCGGGAGGGCAGCATGATTGACCCAACCGACTTTGAAAAAGACTGCATGGCGGCCGCGCTGAAACCGCTCGGCGAATATGTCGCCGAGATTGGCATGCACCGTTCCTTTGCGGAAATGACCAAGCATGAGGTTCTTACCATCATCGAAGTGGTGGTGACGGCTTATCAGGATCGCATGCGCGGCAGCCCTGAGCACGCCTCATGCGAGCACTTGCGAGCGGAGGCGAACGAAAAGTTTAGCTCGGAGGTGCCGTTCTGATGCTGGACTTCAATCACAGACCGACCTTCACGGAAGAACTGAACGAACTGATTGATGCTGCCTTGGTAGCGGAACAGAAAACCAAGCCAGAGCGCGATTATATGGGCGCATCACGGCTTGGTATTTCCTGCCAGCGTGCGCTTCAATATGAATTCACCCACACACCGAAAGATAAAGATTTCTCTGGGCAGACGCTGCGTATCTTCGCTGCTGGTCATGCCTTTGAAGATATGGCGATCAAATGGCTTCATGCTGCTGGTCTGCAATTATTCACGCGCAAGCAGAACGGTGAAGCCTTTGGTTTCTCTGTTGCTGGTGGCCGCATCCGTGGCCATGTGGACGGAATTATCAATGGTGCAGCCGCTAAACTTGGCCTGACATTCCCGATGCTATGGGAATGCAAATCCATGAATGCCAAGTCGTGGAAAGACACTGTCAAAAATGGCGTGGCGAAATCCAAGCCCGTCTATGCCGCGCAGATAGCGATTTACCAGGCATATATGGAAGGCACGGTTGCTGGCATTTCACGCAATCCCGCGCTGTTTACCGCCATCAATAAAGACACGGCAGAAATTTACCACGAACTCGTACCGTTTGATGCTGCCACCGCGCAGACCGCCAGTGATCGCGCCGTGATGATTCTGCGTGCCACCGAAACTGGCGAAGTGATGCCGCGCTTCACCGCCGACCCTGAATATTACGAATGCCGATTCTGCTCCTACCGACAGCGGTGTTGGGAGGGGAATGCATGAGTCATGACTGGAAAGATTTCAACGATGCCAAAACTCAATCCACACCCAAAGAAGAAGCAACCATCTCAGTTGATGAGATTAAATCACTGCTTCTCAGCAGGCTACGCGAGGTTTTGCATTATCTATTGCCCGCTGGCGTTATCAGAAATGGAAAGTTTGTTGTTGGTGATATTCATGGCAACACTGGCGACAGCCTCGTTGTGGAACTGAGCGGCACAAAAACTGGTCAGTGGCATGATTTTGCGACGGGTGAAGGTGGTGATGTTATCGCCCTCTGGGCTGGCGTGCATGGCAAGGACACGCGCAGTCAGTTCCCCGATGTCATCAGCACAATTCATGAATGGCTGGGCAGTCCGTGCAAGCCTGTTCCGAAGCATGTGCTATCGGCTGAAACGGAAGACCTCGGCCCCGTTACGGGCAAATGGGATTATTTGGATGCTGAAGGCACGCTGATCGCCTGCGTTTACCGTTACGATCCACCAAGCGGCAAGCAATTCCGCCCGTGGGATGTGACGACACGCCGCAATCGCACTCCCGAAATCAGGCCGCTTTATAACCAACCAGGCATCACGGCGGCAAATGCCGTGGTGCTTGTTGAGGGTGAGAAAGCCGCGCAGGCATTAATCGATGCTGGTGTGTGCGCCACCACCGCCATGAATGGGGCAAACGCGCCGATTGATAAAACCGACTGGTCACCGCTTGCTGGCAAGCATGTGATCATTTGGCCTGATCACGACGAGCCAGGGTTCAAATATGCGGAGAGCGTGGCGGCTCGTCTCAAGACACTCGGCGTTGCTTCGCTTGCGGTGCTTGCCGTTCCCAATAGCAAACCTGAGAAATGGGATGCAGCTGACGCTGTGCTGGAAGGCATGGACATCGGTGCATTTCTGGTATCCGCCACTCGCGCCACTGTCGCCCCCACTACGGCTATTCCTGCATTTTCGGTCGGGCATTACTTGGACGACGATAGCCCAACACCTCCCGACATTATCGCGCCACGCATTCTCACGCCTGGTGGGTTGCTGGTTCTGGGCGGCGCACCGAAGGTCGGAAAAAGCGATCTGCTGATCCACTGGCTGGCTTACATGGCGATGGGCTTGCCGTTCCTCAGCATGACTCCGTCACGCCCACTCAAAATTTTCTGCCTGCAGAGCGAGATTGGCTATGCGTATCTCCGCGAGCGTTTGCGGAGCGTGCCTACCAATCCCAATCTGCTGCCGTTGTTCAGGAACAATCTCGTCATCACGCCGCAGATCAGGATGCTGCTGGATGAGCGAGGTGTTGAAAAGGTTATCGACACCATTGCTGCCAGCTTCAACCCTTCTGAACTGGATGTGATCGTGATTGATCCGCTGCGTAACGTCTATGACGGCGGAAAATCGGGTGGCGAAAACGACAACACCGCGATGCTGGCGTTTTTGCAGGATCGCGTGGAAGCCATACGCTACCGCACCAATCCGCAAGCTGGCGTTATCCTCGCTCACCACACCAAGAAAATCACCAAGAAGCTGCTGGAGGAAGATCCATTCCAAGGGCTTTCTGGCGCAGGCAGTCTGCGGAGTTTCTACACCACGGGCATCATCATGTTCCGTCCCGATGAGAGCCAACCCATAAGGCAAATGGTGTTTGAGCTCCGTAATGGCGAAGGCGTGGCTCCGAAGTTTGTCGACAAGATCGATGGCAGATGGCGCGAACTGGAACACTACAGCGAGCGACTGGTTAACAAAGATTACGGCCAAAAGCTCGATGCGGAACGCCGCAGGAAGCACGACAAGATTCTGGAAATCGTCTATGAGGAGGCACGTAAAAACAATCTCTATACCAGCAATATGTTCTGCCAAGTATGGGAGCACAAAGCTGGTCTTGGTGGGCGGCATTCCATCCGCGACCGCATCGAAGTGCTGACTTCCAAGGGATATATCAAGTTTGTGAAGGAAGGAGCGGCACGCTCGCGCAACGGATTTTTGTGCGTTGAAGGCATGGAAGTTCCGATTGATCAAACGGACGTTGATCCAACCACTGGCGAGATTACGCCTGTTTTCAAGCGCGTGCTTCCAACGCATTTCCGCTCCCCTTCGGACGGCGGCCTGATGCCCGTCGAAGACCCTGAAGTGTGGATTTACCACGAGGGGGCAAGCGAATGAAACAGTCCGTCAAACTGAAGCAGTTGACCCGCAAACTGTCAAACTGCTGCAAACTGGAATCCAGCTTTTTCAAGGCTTTGGGAGCGATTCCAGTTGGACATGTCAAACTGAAGTGCAAACTGGGTCAACTGGCGCAAACCCCAGCAAACGCAACAGTTTTTCTCTCACCCCAGTTTGTCATCTCCCTCCCACACATAAATGTGTGTGTGAACCCCTTTTGGGAGTTCACCGCTCACATGTGCCGTGGGTTGGAGGGATGCACAGCATTAACCCAACAGGAGGATCTATGACCAACCCAAAACCAGTCCTACTTAGCCTTGACCTTGGCACATCCACAGGCTGGGCAATCCGCAACGAATACGGTCGCATCGTCAGTGGCACGGCAAGTTTCAAGCCACGCCGCTTTGAAGGCGGCGGCATGCGCTACCTTCGCTTTGAACGCTGGCTCAATGAAACACGCAATGTTTCTGGAAAGATTGACGCTGTCTATTTTGAGGAAGTGCGCCGTCACATCGGTGTTGATGCTGCCCACGCTTATGGCGGCTTCCTCGCGCAGCTTACTGCCTGGTGCGAACATCACAGCATTCCCTACGAGGGCGTGCCAGTCGGCACAATCAAGGGATTCATCACAGGCAAAGGCAACGCCAGCAAGGATCAGGTGATCGCTGCCGTGCAAGCTCTCGGTCACAAACCCGAGGACGACAACGAGGCTGACGCTCTCGCGCTTCTGCATTTTGCCATCGAACAACATGACCAAGAGAGGAAATAATGAAGGGAGAAAATTTGCTCAAACATGCTTTGCAGATCGTGGAAGATCGACGCGCACAATATGGCGACTCCACACAGATGTTTAACGAGGCATCAAAACGCTGGTCGATTACATTGGGAGGTCTTGATGGCAAATAAGTGGACAAGCGCAATGGTGGCTGACCAATTTGAAGAAGCCATCAGCACGCTCAAACGCCTTCCTCCTGTAAAGGTGCAAGGCTACTTTAATCTGTGGCCTGAGGTGGTTCATTCACCAAACGAACTGATGTTTCAGGAAGCATTCCCGATGCGCTTGCGTGCTATGCCTGACGCTATCTCGCGGCTGGAGCAGACTTTTGAATGGATGATGTGGATTGATGTGGAGGAGCGCAAACTGATCTGGAAGCGTGCGGCGCGTGTGCGGTGGAAAACTATCGCTTATGAGTTTGGGTGTGACCGTTCAACTGTGTGGCGTAAGTGGGTGATTGCCTGCACCAAGATTGCAACGCACTTAAACGCGCAGAATCGGTGATGAAAAGTGTTGCAACACTTTTGTTCTCCACATTTGCAACATTTTCTGGCATTATTAGAGGCATAATCGCGAGAGGTGCATGGCTACAGCCCACCTCTTGAAATCCTCCTCAAGCGCACGTCCACACAGGCCCCCCACGGCTTAGGTACTTCCTGCGAAAGTCCTATGTGGGGGCGCGATGCGCGGGATTCTGCCAGCGACAGAATGAAAATAACGATTTCTCTTCGCTAATGGGCGCACAACGCCCTGAAATGCCAACATTCACTCAAAAGCAGAGCCGAAGTATGCACGTTTCGCTTACACCAATCGAGCGCGTAATTCCCTATGCGCGTAATCCAAGAAACAACCAGGCAGCAGTCGCCAAGGTCGCAGCCAGCATCCGTGAATTCGGATGGAGACAGCCGATCGTAGTGGACAGCAACATGGTGGTCATCGTTGGCCACACGCGCCTGCTTGCCGCCCAGCAACTGGAACTGGCAACCGTACCAGTCCATATCGCTGAGAGTCTTACCGAAGCGCAGGTGAAGGCCTATCGCCTCGCGGATAACCGCACCCATGAAGAAGCGGAATGGGACAGCGAACTGCTTGCCATCGAACTCGGCGAGCTTAAGGATTTTAACTTTGACCTTGGCTTAACGGGTTTTGATGCGGAGGAATTGGAAGCCTTGCTGAATGACGAGGATCTGGAAGGATTAACCGATGATAACGCGATACCCGAAGCCCCTGAAGTCGCCACTTCACGCCTGGGGGATGTTTGGCTGTTGGGTGAACACCGTTTGGTCTGCGGAGATGCTACAAGCCCTAATGATTATAATCGGTTGCTTGGCGGCAACCCTGTAGACATGGTTTTCACCGACCCGCCTTACAATGTGAATTACGGTGAAACCGCTAAAGACAAGATTAGATCCAAGGGCGGAGCGAAAGCTGGCCGCAAGATTATGAATGATAATCTGGGCGATGATTTCTTCGGCTTCCTGCTGGCTGCATGCCAGAACACGGTGAAGCATTGCAAAGGCGCGATATACATCTGCATGTCATCTTCGGAATTGGATACGCTGCAAAAAGCCTTCCGTGAGGGCGGCGGACATTGGTCAACCTTCATCATCTGGGCAAAAAATACATTCACGCTCGGCCGCGCTGATTATCAACGCCAGTACGAGCCGATTCTTTATGGCTGGCCAGAAGGTAATAAGCACTTCTGGTGCGGAGCGCGTGACCAGGGTGACGTGTGGTTCTTCAACAAACCACGCACCAATGACCTGCACCCGACTATGAAGCCGGTCGAACTGGTGCAGCGTGCTATTGAGAATTCCAGCAAGACCCGTGATACCGTGCTGGATTGCTTCGGTGGCTCAGGCTCCACCCTGATTGCCTGTGAGAAAACCAACCGCTTGGCGCGGCTGATTGAGCTCGACCCGAAATACTGTGATGTGATTGTCAAACGCTGGCAGGACTTCACGGGCAAAAAGGCAACCAACGAAGAAGGCCAGCTATTCGCTGACCTTCAAGCGGAACGCCTTGGCGCAGATGCTTAGGCAATTCGGTAGATACGCTCACCACCCTCAGCTTTATCGCTGGTGATGGTGAGTCCGAGTTTCTTCTTCAGGTTCGCCATGGAGCCATGCACCGTGTGCTTTTGCCAGCTGGTGACATCCATAATGGCTTGGATGGTTGTGCCTTGGCGCAGCATGTCGAGCATGGTGGATTGTTTGGAAATACGCTTCGGTTTTTCAGGGGGCGATAGTTCCTCTGGCTTTGCCGCGCTCGGTTCCTTGCCGATGGCCGCGAACCCTTCGTTGGTAATGTGGTAAAGCACCTCTTTGTCGTTTGGTTCGCTGGGATGAAACTGGGATTTGCTTTTCACGCATCCCTTCTTGACCAGCGCATCGATGACTTTCGTCTGTGCGGCGCCAGGAATGTGGCTCATGAAAGTGCGGATGCAGTTTTCCGGGGCAATGGCTGCTTGCTCAAGGATGCTCTGCTGGGTTTTGCTAAGTTCGATAGTCATAAAAGTCTCTCTGGTTGGTGGTTAATGCCCCGCGGGACACCCTCATGAACGCTTGGAAAAACATACTTATCAACTCGAATAAGCAGAAATAGTGATTATTTTTGAACATGTTAAATGTCCTAGACCTGTTTTCTGGAATTGGGGGGTTTTCCCTTGGATTTAAGCGATCTGGCTGGAGAACCATCGGCTTTTGCGAGATAGAGCCGTCATGTCAGCGCGTATTGGCAGAACATTGGCCAGATACGCCGATTATCTCGGACATTCGAAATTTTAATGCAGATTCATTACCGACTTCCGTCGACATTATCTGTGGTGGCTTTCCCTGTCAGGACATTTCCGTGGCTGGCAAGAAAGCGGGCATTACAGGCAGTCGTTCGGGGCTTTGGAAGGAATATGCGCGCTTAATCAACGAACTGAAACCGCGCTATGCAATTATCGAAAATGTGGCAAACCTGCGATCTAGCGGACTTGTTACCGTCCTCACGGATTTATGGCAGATCGGGTATGATGCGGAATGGCATTGCATACCAGCTTCCGCCCTTGGCGCACCTCACAGACGCGACCGTATCTGGATTATTGCCTACCCCAACCGCGAGCGATGCAACGGTGGGCGAGATATTCGGCAAGCACGATACATTCAAGGTGAGCAAAAGCGGTATCATCCGCAAATACACGAAGAACGGTGTAAGCGGCAGCCTGGGACTGGGACGGTATGTCCAGTTCTGGCCGACCCCTTGTGCGCGGGATTGGAAAGATACGGCAATCTCTTTGGAGATGCTTGCCCGCGAGGGCAAATCCTTCAGCCGTCACAAGTTAGCCTGTTGCGTAGCCTTGGAGGAACTCCATGGTGGAGCACTGAGCCAGCAATTTCTCGACTGCAAGATAACGGCCTGAATCCGAACTGGGTGGAATGGCTAATGGGCTTTCCTATCGGGTGGACGGGGGGAGGAACGCGCAAGGAACGCTTGTGCGGCCTTGGAAACGCCGTTGTGCCGATCATTCCCGAAATGATCGCCCACAGCATCAATGAATACGAAGAAACCTATGTCCGCACCAACCTATCCCGTCAGCACGATTGCCAAACTGTTTAACCTGACCGAACGGCGGGTGCAGCAGCTGGCAAGCGAAGGTGTCATCCCAAAATCTGAGCGAGGCAAATACGATCTGGTCGCCAGCGTGCGCGGCTACATTACTTATTTGCAGGAACGCGCCTTCGGCAAGGAAATCATCCATGTCGATAGCCACCAGGAACGCGCAAGGCTGCTGAAGGCGCAAGCCGACAAGACAGAATTGGAGGTGAAAACGATCAAAGGTGAATTGATGTCACAGGATCAAATCGCCGAACAGTGGTCTGGTTACGTCATGGCGGCTCGTTCTCGTTTGCTTTCACTCCCGACTCGTGGAGCGCACCTGGCAATGGGGCTCAAGGAGTTTCATGAAATCAAAGGCGGGTTGGAGGAACTGGTGCGCGAAGCATTAAACGAGATAGCCCTCTATGATCCACGAAAACTCAGAGCCATTGATTTGCAGAATTGCGAGATTGATGGCACCACCGCCGAATCTGACGGTGAGTCAGTGGGCGGATACGCACCGCCAACTGAGTAGTGAAGCCAGCGCGGAGCCTGGGCGATGGTTGACTTCCCGCGCTCCCTATCAGCGCGAAATCATGGATGCGATTAGCGATCCGCAGGTAGAAACCGTGGTGATCATGTCCTCTGCCCAGATCGGCAAGACCGAGATTATTAACAATATCATCGGCTACCATGTCCATCTTGACCCGTCGCCGATACTGCTCCTGCAGCCGACATTAGAAATGGCGGAAGCATGGAGTAAAGACCGCTTTGCTCCGATGCTGCGCGATACCGATGTGCTGCGCGGATTGGTGAAAGACCCGCGCACCCGTGATAGTGGCAACACGTTATTACACAAACGCTTCCCTGGTGGTCACATCACCATGGCGGGTGCAAATTCGCCTGCATCGCTGGCCAGCCGTCCTATCAGGTTGGTATTATGCGATGAGGTGGATCGTTATCCTGCTTCGGCTGGTACGGAGGGTGACCCTGTCAGCCTTGCGAAAAAACGCACGACGACTTTCTGGAACAGAAAACTTCTGCTCACCTCCACCCCAACCATCAAGGGGGTAAGCCGAATTGAGGCGGCATTCGAACAGAGTGATCAGCGGCACTTCCATGTACCATGCCCACACTGTGGCGAATACCAAACCCTGAAATGGGCGCAGGTGAAATGGGAAAACGGTGATGAAGGCCACCAACCTGAAACCGCCCATTACATCTGCGAACATAATGGTTGTGTGATTGTTGATACCGATCGCACTGTCATGCTCAAGGCTGGTCGCTGGGTAGCGGAAGCCCCGTTTACCAACATCGCTGGCTTCCACATCAACGAGCTTTACAGCCCGTGGGTGACGTTTTCCCAGATTGTCAGGGATTTCTTGCGTGCGAAAGCATTGCCAGAAACCCTTAAGACCTGGGTAAACACTTCTCTTGGTCAGCCATGGGAAGAAGAAGGCGAAACGATTGAAGCCGATGCCCTGCTAAACCGCAAGGAAAGCTGGGGATCGGAAGCTCCCGAACCCGTGGTACTTGTCACCGCTGGCGTCGACGTGCAAGGCGACCGACTGGAGATCGAAGTCAAAGGCTGGGGCATTGGTGAGGAATGCTGGTCGCTGGATTACCGTATTTTTTACGGCGATCCCGCACAGGATTCTGTGTGGCGTGAACTGGATGCTTACCTGCTAAAGCCAATTCGCAGCCAGACAGGCGTGTACCTCAGCATCGCCTGTGTGTGCGTGGATTCTGGCGGTCACCATACGCAAGCTGTCTATGAGTTTTGCGGTGCGCGTGCCATACGCGGCGTGTTTGCCGTTAAAGGTATGAACCAGATGGCAAAGCCGCTGGTGGGCAGACCGAGCAAGAACAATCGCTACAAGCTCAGGCTTTACCCGATTGGAACGGATACCGCCAAGGAAGTGATTTACAGTCGATTGCGGATTTCAGAGCCAGGAATGGGTTACTTCCATTTCCCGCTTGAACGTGACCGTGAGTATTTCCTTCAGCTGACAGCAGAAAAACAAGTGACCCGCTTCACCAAGGGCGTGGCACGGCGCGAGTGGATTAAAACCCGCAGCCGCAACGAGGTGCTGGACTGCACCGTGTATGCGCTGGCGGCGTTCAAGCTACTCAACCCTGACCTGATCGCCTTATCTGAGAATCTGGAGAGAGCCAAGTTCGAAGCACCTCTTGATGCAGAAACGCAGGAAAATTCTAAACCCCAGGCGCAGTGGATACCGCGAATGGACAACTGGTTATCGAGATAAATATGGCATTCACACAAGCACAACTTGACGCGCTGGAAACAGCCATCGCCTCTGGCACGCTGGAGGTGAAAACGGGCGATAAATCGGTTCGTTATCACTCCCTCGATGAGATGATTAAGCTCCGTGATGTTATCCGCAATCAACTGAATGCCGACACGCAGAATAAGACCAGTCGTGCCAGCTTCGCATCATTTGTGAAGGATTGATATGTGGATTGACGACATCATCGGTATGTTTTCGCCGCAAGCAGCCTTCAAGCGCAAACAAGCCCGCATCGCCATGGATATGATGGCGCGTGGCTATGAAGGTGCAAAGGCTGGACGCAGGATTGATGACTGGATTACCACTGGCAATTCTGCCAATTCGGAAATCTCCAGCGGCGGCCACCGCCTGCGTGAGCGTTCCCGTGATCTGGTTCGCAATAACTGCTATGGCAACAAGGCAATCGAAGTCTTTGTCTGCAATGCGATTGGTGAAGGCATCACCGCGCAGGCACGCACCAAGAACGACAAGCTGAATGAAAAAATCATGGAGGCATGGCGCGAGTGGTGCCAGTTCTGTGATGCGGATGGCGATCTGAATTTCTTTGGGCTACAGGCACTGGCGGCGCGATCCATGTTTGAAAGCGGTGAATGTTTTATCCGCTTCCGCGATATTGGCTTCAGCAACACCATGCGCGTGCCGCTCCAGCTACAGGTTCTGGAAGCTGATTTTCTGGATACTGCGAAAACCACCAAGGGTGAAAACGGCAACGTCATTCGCCAAGGTATTGAGTTTGATAGCCAGAATCGACGGGTTGCCTACTGGATGTGGCCGCAGCATCCAGGCGAAGCGATTGTTGGCAAAACCAACTTCCAAAGCGTGCGCGTGCCAGCCGACCAGATACTGCATGTGTTCCGCAAGCTTCGCCCTGGGCAATATCGTGGTGTGACGGCGTTTGCACCGTCGATCGTGCGTATGCGCGATCTGGATGGCTATGACGATGCCGAACTCTGGCGCAAGAAGATTGAAGCCTGTTTTGCCGCCTTCGTGGTGCAGAACAACGGCGCAGACGGCCCCATTGTCGGGAATGTATCACGCAAAGGTAATACGGCTGGGGGCGAGCCCCAGAAAGTCGAGGAATTCCGCCCAGGCATGATTGAATATCTGCAGCCTGGTGAGGATGTACGCTTTGGCAATCCCAGCAGCGATGGGAATTATGAGTCCTATGAGCGCGTGCAACTGCATGCGATTGCTGCAGGGCTTGGCATTACCTATGAGCAGCTGACAGGCGATTTAAGCCAGGTCAATTACAGCAGCCTACGCGCAGGACTGCTCGAGTTCCGCCGATTGGTAGAAATGTTGCGCGGCCATGTGTTTATACCGAAAATCTGTGATCCGATATGGCGTCGATTCATTGATCGTGCGCTGATCGCTGGTGTCATCAACAAGGCGGATTATGCCGTCAGCTGGACACCGCCGAAATTTGAGATGGTCGATCCGCTCAAAGACGCGCAGGCCGATACGCTTATGATGCGTAATGGAACATTGACACAGAAAGAAGCCATAGCGCGTCAGGGTTATGACCCAGATCAGCAGATTCAGGAGATCGCCGCAACCAACAATCAACTCGATGCTTTGGGTGTGATCCTTGATTCCGATCCACGCAAAACCGCCAAGAGCGGCATGGTGCAAACCGAATCTTCAGGAGCGCAAATCTATGACAACGGCAACAATTCCCAGGGATAACCCTGCGGTTATTCGAACAACTCTGCCTCTACAAACCCGACTGGCAAGTTTTGAAAACCAGCAATCGGACAACGAGGAACGAGTGTTCAATGTGGTGTTCACCACAGGCGCAATCGTGCGTCGATACAATTTTATGGCAGACGAAACCTATGATGAAGAACTGATGGTTGATCCATCTGCCGTTCGGCTCGGCAGGTTGAATTCTGGTTCTGCCCCAGTGCTCGACACCCACAGCGACTTTGCCATTGAGAATATCAAGGGCGTGGTCGTTGGTGGTAGCGCACGCACCGAGAACGGGCTTGGCTACGCCAGCTTGAAGATCGACGGGGGCGCAGAGAATGAATCTGTCATTCGCAAAATTCGGGATGGAATCATCCGGAATGTCAGCGTCGGCTATCGTGTCCACCGATACGAGGTCATTCGCAGTGATGGCGCGGTGCCGCTTTACCGCGCTGTCGATTGGGAGCCATACGAAATTTCGTTGGTTCCCATCGGCGCGGATGCTGGCGCTGGCATTCGTTCCGCCCCTCACACATTCCCGTGTGAGGTCATTAATCCTCAACCTTTAAAGGAGTTAAGACTTATGACTGACCTTGATAACAAACCACAGGAACAAGAAGATCCTGCAACTCAGCCTGCAGAAAACACCCCTGCGGCAACGCCTTCCAACCCTGAAACCGAAACACCTGCTTCTACCGACGAAGCGCGTGCCGAAGGTGCTCGCTTGGAACGCCAGCGCACTGCGGAGATCACCAAGATCACCCGCGCGGCCATGCTGCCCGACACATTTGCCCAGAAATTAGTAAGTGACGGCACTGCCATTCCTCAAGCTCGCAAGCTGGTGCTGGATGAATTGGCACGCAAAAGCACAGAGCATGGTGAAATCCGTCCGCAGATTTCCATCCTGCGTGACGAGATGGACTCTGCGCGTGCTATGGTGGAAAACGCGTTGCTCTACCGTCATGATCCGCAAAGATACAAGCTTGATGATGGCGCACGCGAGTATCGTGGCATGTCCTTGATGGAAATGGGTCGTGACCTGCTCGAACGCCATGGAATCCGCTCTCGCGGTCTTTCCAAATCGGAAGTGGCGGGCATGATGTTGGGACTGGAAACCCGCGGTGGCTTGCACTCCAACAGCGATTTTCCGTTCATTCTCGCAAACGTGGCAAACAAAACGTTGCGTGCCGCTTACGAAGCTGCTCCACAGACCTTCAAAGGGTTCTGCCGTCAGACCACCAACCCTGACTTCAAAACCATTGCCCGCACACAGTTGGGTGATGCGCCTTCGCTGGATAAGGTCAATGAGGCTGGTGAATTCAAGCGCGGCACTGTAGGTGAAGCGCGTGAACAATATGCGCTGGCAACTTATGGTAAAGTTTTGGCGGTTACCCGTCAGACCATCATCAATGATGATCTGGGTGCATTCACGCGCTTGCCTGAGATGTTTGGCCGTGCGGCGGCTGACCTTGAGAGCGATACGGTATGGGGCATCATCACCAGCAACCCGACGATGGGTGATGGTCTGGCATTGTTCCATGCAACGCACGCAAACCTTGCTGGCGCTGGTGCTGCGATTGGCATCACTCCTCTGGGTGATGGTCGCGCCGCTATGCGTAAGCAAAAAGGATTGAACGGACGATTCATTAACGTGCAGCCTAAATACCTGCTTGTTCCAGCTTCGATTGAAACAGTTGCCCAGCAGTATGTGACGCAGACGAATATCGTCTATGCAAAAGCATCTGATTTCAATCCGTTTGCGAACAACCTTCAGGTTATTGCCGAGCCTCGTCTTGACGCTGCATCGCTCATTTCCTGGTATCTTGCCGCTGACCCTGCCCAGATCGATACGATTGAGTATGCTTATCTTGAAGGCCAGGAAGGCGTGTATCTCGAAAGTCGTGTCGGCTTTGATGTCGATGGTGTGGAACTGAAAGCACGCCTTAATTTCGCCGCCAAAGCGATGGACTGGCGAGGTTTCTGGAGAAACCCAGGCGCATAATCCTGACGCAAGTCAACTAACCATCCCCGCGGCTTCAGGCCGCTTTTTTTTGTATCTAAATTAAAGGATTAACCTATGAAGACCTTCGTTATGGAGGGTAAAACCCTTACCCTCACAGCCCCTTATGCCCTGACTTCTGGTCAAGGACTACTTGTGGGTTCAATCTTTGGCGTTGCATCGAGTGATGCTGCCATCAGCACTGATGTGGAAGCTGTGCTGGAAGGCGTGTTTACGATTACCAAAGCCACAGGTGCGGCATGGACAGTCGGTGCACTGATTTACTGGGACAACGCCGCCCGCAACTGCACCACCACGGTTGGCACAAACAAGCTGATCGGTGTGGCGCAGGCAGCTGCGCTTGCTGGTGACACGGTAGGGAACGTGCGCCTCAATGCGGCTTTTGTTAGCTAGTGAGTGAAATGGCTCAGGCATAGCCTGTTTCGAAAGAATCAATCTCAGCGGAAACAATCAATGACCGTATTCTCGTCAGCAATTCAGACATTATTCAATGACCAGAATTTAGCGGTGAATGCCACGTTCATTCCGCAGATTGGTGTTTCAAAGGTCGTGCGTGTCATTACACGCGCTCCTGACGTTTACCAGAACATCGGGCAGTCAATCATCGAAACCCCAAGCCTTGTGCTTGAGGTGCCAGTGGCCGACTGCCCGACTGTCAGTCAAGGTGATCAGTTCATCATCAATTCTGCGGCTTACACCGTGCAGGGTGAGCCCCGGCGCGATAGCGAGCGGCTTTACTGGCAGGTGGATTGTTATGCGTCTTGAAGTAGCAATCAAAGGCAACCTTCATAAATTCATGGAGCAGCAGAAAGCAGCGGCTGAATCCGCCGTGACTGCTGGCGTGGCTGAGATTACCGATCGGATCAAGAATGCTCTCAGGCAACAGGTAGCTGGCTCTGGTCTTGGCGCAAGGTTAGCCAAAAGCTGGCAAGCCAAGCTCTACCCCAAAGGCAAGAAATCCATCGATGCAGCTGGTTGGGTCTTTTCTAAAGCACCGAAAATCATTCGCGCCTTCAATGATGGTGCACTTATCAAAGGCAAAGACGGGTTCTTTCTGGCAATTCCTACTGAGGCTGCGCCGAAGCGTGGTGTGGGTGGGAAGCGGATTAATCCGTCGAATTTTCCTGAACATTCGCTCGGCCGGCTACGCTTTGTTTATCGACCAGGGAAAATATCGCTGCTGGTGGTGGACAATCTCAGGGCTGGCACAGGTAAGCGTGGCGGTTTTCGCAAGGCCAGCGATTCCGCCTTGAAATCAGGTCTAGGGCTTACCACGGTGGTGATGTTCTTCCTCGTGCCGCAAGCGCAACTCAAGAAGCGGTTGGACTATCAATCGGTCATTAACCGTTGGGAGCCACAGCTGCCACAAACTATTTTGAAACACTGGCCGCAGGAAAAAGGCAATGACGAGTAAACGTGAACAGGTTCTGGATCGGCTGGCGGTCAATCTAAAAACGCTGGAAACGGCTTCCCTCAAGGTTTACCGCAACCTTGATAAGCCACAGAAAATCCCCTCTGGCGGCATCGTCATCTTGCGGGATGGCAGTGGCGAAGAACCTGAAGTGCTGCTCTCGCCACTGACGTACATTTACGAACATCTGGTAACCGCAGAAATCATGGTGCAAAACCCAGATCCTACGATCAGAAACACCACCATCGACGCACTGCTGGTAGGCATTAGCAGCGTTATCAATGCCAATCGCACGCTTGACGGGTTAGCCGAGTGGATCGAAGCGCGATCTCCAGAATTTCAGGAAGAACCCATTGAAGGAGCGGCTAGCGTTCGCACCGCCACGGTGCTGATTATGGTGCGCTTCTTCACCTCTGATCCACTCAATTAACCACTCTAACTGGAGAATTTTATGGCTCGATCCTATGGCTCGGCAGCGACCCTGCTTGCCTTGAAAGAAGCAACCTACGGCACAAAGCCGTCAGGTAACTGGGAAAAATTCGCGTTTGTGTCCTCTGACTTAAGCGCAGAACAAAATCTGCTTTCATCCGATCTGCTGGGGCAAGGACGCGAAGCCCGCGCACCGTTCCGTGATGTGATTAACGATGAAGGCAATCTGGTGGTGCCAGTGGAAGGCCGTGACTTTGGCCGCTGGCTGCAATTCCTTCTCGGCAATCCAACTTCTGTGGCTGTCGCCGCAACGGGTGACATCACCTTTGCCGCCAACCCCAGCTCAGGCCATACCATTACGATTAACGGCGTGGTGTGGACGTTTGTTGCCTCTGGTGCGACGGGCACGCAAACCAATATTGGCGCGAACCTGAATGCCACGCTCACGCAGCTGGCAACTGACCTTAATGCCTCGGTCAACGCCAGCATTACCCCTGTGACTTATGCGAATGTGGGGGGCACAAAGCTTGGCTTTACCCATGACACGCTAGGCGCAGTAGGTAACGCATTCACGATTGCTTCTGGCAATGCGAATGGTGTGGCAAGCGGTGCAACGCTCTCAGGCGGTGGCTACAACCACACATTCATCAGCGGTGCAGCCAGCCTTCCATCTTTTGCGGCGGAAATCGGGCATGTGAATGTGCCAGCTTATTTCGTGCATACAGGCTGCATGCTCAATAGCATGGCACTGAATTTCCAGCGTTCTGGATCTGCCAATGCCACGCTGAATATCATCGCCCAGGGTGAAACACGATTCACCAGCACGCAAGGTAGCGCACCCACCAGCCGTTTCTATAAGCCTTTCAGCCAGTTCAACGGCTCGATCAAGCGTAACGGCATATCGCTGGCCAACATTACTGGGGCGCAGTTTACCTATTCCAATGGGATGCAAGCCGTACAGACCATCCGTAATGACGGACTGATCGAGGCGGTCGATCCCACCATCATTAATATAAACGGCAGCATCGATGTGCGCTTTGCGGACACCACGCTGGTGGATGATGCAATCAACAACAACGCGATCGAACTGGAGCTCGCCTACAAACTCGCGGGGCTGGATGGCAATAACTTCTCACTCACATGGACATTCCACGAAGTGTATTTGCCACGGCCGCGCATCCCCGTTTCGGGGCCAGGTGGCGTGCAGGCGAGCTTCAACTGGCAAGGCGTGTACGACGATGCACTCAGCAAATCCGCCACTGTTGTTCTGAAAAACGATGTCACCAGCTACCCATAAGGAGGTTTTATGCTTAGATTGAATCTAAAGAAAGAAGCCTACTGGATGGATTTACCCTCTGGTGTCAGGCTCAAAGTCCGTCCGCTTTCGAGCGCAATTATGAGCGCGGCGCAGGCTGCGGTCATTAAGCAGATCAGCGACTGGCGGCAGGAGATCAAATCACGATCTGAAATTGGCGCAGATGTTTCCGACATCCCTGATGTGGATGATGAACACACCCGTATTGGTTTGACCGAGGCTCTGCTGGTCAGTTCGCTTGCCCGTGGTGCCATTATCGCTTGGGAAGGTGTGATGGATAAAACGGGTGATGCAGTCGCTCCTGTCAATGACCAAACTATCAGAGAACTGATGACCATCTGGTTTGTAGCGCAGGACTTCTGGAAACAATATTCCGCTGAGATATCGCTGCTGGAAGTCGAGGGAAACTCCTCAAGGCTCGCTGCAAATGGCACTTCGGCGGCGGGTCAGGATATTGCAGAGGATGCCAAGAAGAAAATCTCCCCTGCAGCAGAGGCGAACCCAGCCACCTGACAGGAGAGTTATGCCCTTACATCACAAACGAAGCCATCACTCAGGAAGGTTTTGAAGCCTGGGAAGTGCTGACGATCTGTAGCGGGCAACTTAATTACTACCCAAACGGCAGCATCGCAGGGTTCAATATTCAAACCATTCTAAGCGTAAGTCAGGCACTTGGCTACGATGTCAGAGCACAACTGCAGCTGCTTTATTATGCAGAAA